TCTTCAATGCAGTTTGCAAAAACAATCATCAGAGCAGACAGAGGTATCTCTATTCCTGTTCACGCTGGTGGTATTGTAAGAGGCACACAAGGACAAGTTGAAGCGATTCCTGTAGACACAGGTGACGTAACAAAGATCATGCAAAAGCAAGAACAATTGTTAGAGCAGATCGAAGGTTTGACTGGTCTAGGTGGACTAAGACAAAACAAAACTCAAATTGCTTCAGGGGTAGCAATCATTGAAGAACGCAAAACACTTCACAGATTAGCTAAAGCAAAAGCGAGATTAATGGAAGTTGCAGAAGAATTGATCTTTACTTACGCGGCACGTTTCATGAATATGAGATGGGCAGGCGAAGTCAATTATGCAACTGATTACGAGGCACATGACACTAACTACCGTATTGCCGTATACAAAGAAGCAAAAGCATTAGTTCCAGAAAATACAATCGTAGATGCTCTGATCACAAAGGACGTGATTGGTATTCTTGCACCACAAGAAAGTGTAAACGAATATGAACAAGCATTTATCGATTCTATTCAAGATCCTGCAGTCAAGCAATTGATGACCGAAGAAAACGAATTAGTGTTGAGCAGAGATTTAGATTCTCAGATCCCTTCTGAACGAGAAGAGGAAGAAGAATACGAAGGCGAAGCGGGTAGTGATTATGCAGGCGAAGATATGGTTGGTGGCACAGCGACAAATGGTCCAGGTGTACCTATCATTAATACAGGACCTTCATATGAAACACAGCAAGCGATTGCTGTACAATTAACTGGAATCAACTCCGGTAGATAAATACAATATCACAACAAATCAACGGTTATTACGTTATAATAGGAGAATTAAATGAGTGATCAAGATATCGTTGGCAACGAAGAAGCCCTTGCAGAAGAACAAGTGAACAATGAAGTTCAAAATTCTTCAAATGAGTCGAGAGTAAATCCCGGCGCTATTCGCAAATCACAAACTCAAAGCATTTTAAATGCATTGAGCAGAGCATCAGGCGCAGAACTTGGTTCTGTTGAAGATGCAGTTGCGTTGATCGCTAAGATGTCGGCTCAAAAATCCGGTGGCAACGAACAGCCAGTGGAAACACAAACCAGACAATCAAATCGTGTTACAACCAACGATTTGCATGAACAGTTTCAAAAGCTAAGAGGCGAGCTTACACAAAAAGAGCAAGCACTCAGAGCAAAAGAACTTGAAACAGATATACTGCAAACAATGGGAGACAGATTCGACACTGAGTTAAGTGAATATGCTATTCAGAAAGTCAAAGCAAACATTGCTTGGAATGACGATGGCACTTATTCAATTGTTAACTCAAAAGGTCAAGAGCGTTATGGTGAAGATGGTAATCCACTTTCGTTGAGAGGATTAGTAGAAGAAGTTGCTAGAGGCAATCCTAAATTGCTAAAAAGCAAATCATCTGCATCCGGCTCAGGATTGCGTCCAGGACAGACTAATTTTGCAGGTGCAGAATTAGATCAAGTACCAGACTATTCAAAAGATCCAGCAGCCTTCAAAGCATGGGCACAAAGAAACGGCCTAGGCAAAGGGGCAGGATTGAAAAGTCAAGGTGTACAAGTATCGTCATCGACACAATCTAAAAGAGTATATTAACAGTTAGCCAATAATATTTTAAAGGAGAATTATCATGGCATATGTATTAGACGGAGGCAACGGTGAAAGTAATGGTTTCACTACTGCTATCGCAAACTTCGCTCTCCAGGCAATGCACGAATCACAGGGTCTAGTAGACTACACAAGAGTCGTTGCACCTAACCAAGGCAATCAGTACATCGTACCAAACTTTGCCGCAATCACTTATCAGGATTATGCACCAAACGCCGCTCCTGGTACAGGTCAAAGTGGATTTGGATTTGGCGCAAACGCAAACGCCGCTCCAGCTGCCTACGAGCAAAACCCATCAATGACATCAAACACAATCACAGCAACTCCAGCAGTTGCTGCCACAGCGTTTGATGTTTTCCTAGCATGGACAACATCATTTGAACTTGCCGCTACAATCGGTGAAGAACTTGGTGGTTCTTATGCAGAAAAAGTAGATCAGCGTGTAGCTGGTGCTTTCCTTGACTTCAAGAAAACTCCAGACAACACACCTCTTGTTACAGCAGACGGTTTTGGAGCTGTATCAGCATTAGGTGCTATGGAGCTTGCGGCTTCTGGTTCTAACGCGGCTGCTAACACTGCGGCAACATTCTCATCTAACACAGTTCTTGGACTTGTTAGAAACGTCAAGCAAAACTACACAGTTGCTCGTTTACCAGGTACTCCAGTAGTTGTACTTGACTCTAACGGTAACGACGGTGTTGTTGGTTCATCTATGATTCGTGCATTAAGCGAATTAACAGGTGGAGCAGTTGGTTCTGCTGACAAGGGCGGATCTGCTATCACTTCACTTGGTGAAGAATTGTTAGCTACTGGTCAGCTATCTAACCTATATGGTGCAAGAGTTATCTTCTCTAACTTCTTACAAGACATTCCGTCAAGCGCAGATGCGAACGTAGTCCGTACTATCGATGGTGCTAACGCTAACGTAAAAGTTGGTGCTTACTTCCACGAAACTGCGATCTTTACAGTTCTTAAAGAAGGTCTACAAGTCAAGATGGGCGAAAAGCCCGGTGGCTTGCAGATGTGGGTAACTGGTCTTGCGTACATGGGTTCTGGTGTCGCTGACTTAAGACGTGGTGGTGCTATTAACATCGAACAGGCTTAATTGAACTAGTATAGGAAGAATAATATGTCAGTTCCATATCAAAGAGTATCAAATGCAACTGTAGCAGATATCATTTTTTATGATCCTGCCGCAGAGCGCCGCGCATCTCAGATGCAAGTTAATTGGGACGACTACTTCAAAGTAGGTAGTCAAGAGATTCTATATAAACTTGAGTTTGGTTGGTGGCCAAAGTATTGTGATAACGTGATTGGAGCTGTATATTACGCTAACTTACCTAATGGACAATTAGTATCTGCATTCAACCCATCGCAGTTGATCAAAAATGATCAAACTCTGATACGACTCGATACTTTCATGGCAGTGAAAATATTCTATGAAAGTATCGTATCAGATACGTCTAACGTCAACTCTGTTGATACTGCAAACTTTAATCATGCAGTTGACAGATTTGAAGCTGAATGGACTAAAGCACTGGAACTGATGAACTTCTATGATTTGAATCAGGATGCACCAAATGGTCCTACTACTAAGTTGGAAGAAAACTGGGTCGCTGACCCCGACTATTTCACTGGTGATAGGAGATACTTTTAATGGCTAGACCTCTGGTAGACAAAGCTGAGATTGTAGCATACTTACGAGCAGTTGCGAGAACACAAACTCCAATCATCGAAGTATCTGCAAATTATCCTAGCGATGATGCTACCGTAGCATATGGATTGTATGTTGATGATGTGACTACTAACAGTAGAACTATCAATCAACTTGCGATACAAAAATGTGGGTCAATGTACGATGCTGTTGATCAATTCAACATTTTGTATATCTCATTTCAGAATGATCCACAATCGCTTGCAATTCAAGATGCTATCGAGGACTTAGCCGCAAATGTCAACTTTTTTGATGGTTATACATCAGTAGAGTTTGACAGGGAAGTTACAATAGGTAATAAAAGCGAGATTCATACCTACACATTCGATCTAACCCGTTTAGAATTTAATAACGCCTATCAATCTTAAGGAGACATAACATGGCAAGAATAACAGTAAACACATCAGGTACACAACCACATTTATATGTGAGTACCAACACAGCAAACGTAGAAGCGAACGCTTTGAGTGTCACTTGTCTTCAAGATATCACTGTAACCAATTCTACTGGTATTTTCTCTTGGACTGATTTCTGTTCTACAGACATCAACAAGGTAACAACTCCAGCAGATAACGAAGTATCTACTAACATCGTAATTGATGAAGATGGCTTCTTTGGTAATTCATCACTAGCCAACACTACTGCTGGCTTTTTTGGTGTTGCAGGATTATCTAATGATAAAACTGAAATCTCATGGCGCTTGGTGCTAAATGGAGATAATTCAACTACAGGTGCAAAATATTATGAAGGTACTGGTTACCTTTCTAGTGTTGCTCCAACAGTTAGCCCTGACTCACCAGTCTGGGTATCTCCATTAACAATCGCTGTTGATGGTGCAATGACAATCGGCGAAATCGCCTAAGCAATAAAACTAGGGGATTGGGTACGCTCAGTCCCCTTTTTTTTTAAAAGGAAATGGTCCAAATGGTATCAAATGGTATCAAATGGTCCAACAAATCAATCAGGAGTAACAAATGACAGAAGAACAAGTCTGGCTCAAAACAGACGAAGAAAAACTTAGATCGCTCATCGCAGATGAAGCCAAAATGATGCCCATGTTAGATAACATGCAGGCTACTATCAGGCAACTCAAAGCCAAACAACAATTTCGTTTAGCACTATTAAATCAGCTACTAGAATCAGTAGACGATACCGCTAAATAATTTATGAACAATTCAAAGGAGCTAATAAATGAATATCAAACAGTTCGCGGCAAAGCCCCAATTAACAGAACTTAAAATCACAGACCCTGAAATCGTAGAAAAATATGGTGAAGAAATTACTTTCTTCACTTATGATGTTGTGGGTATGTCAACATACTTTGATTTTTTTGATGCCAGACAAAAAGGCAACTTTACTAATCTTGGTAAGATGATGAAACAAATGATCTTAGATGATCAAGGTAAACCCGCGCTTGCAGAAGACGAAGATTTACCTATCGATATTGCAGCCGCGGCAGTTAATCTCTTAGGAGAAGTATTGGGAAAGTCACAGAGCAAGACATCAACCCAGAAGACTGGGAAACGGCAAAAATGATAACAATAGGTCGTATGGCAGAAAGATATGGTATGCTACCTAGTCAAGTAGCGATCCATGCAACATCATACGATCTAATGATCAGTGATGTTCTTGCTACTTACGACAGATACCAAGAATCAAAACAAAAAGGAAAAGGCGTTGCTGATCCTAGTGTTTTCAATTTCTCTCAAGACGAACTTAAGAAAATGCTTAAAAAGGATTAATGATATGAGTAACGTCAGCAAACGGTTAAATAAAGTATTAGCAACGTTAGATGATAGAACGATTGCAAAAGAAGCATACAAAAAGTTTGTTGAAGTTACTCCTGTCGATAAAGGTAATGCAAGACGTAATACTAAATTACAAGGTAATGAGATTGTAGCAGATTATGCATATGCAACAAGACTAGAAGAAGGATACAGTAATCAAGCTCCCAAAGGTATGTCTGAACCAACTATAGAACATATCAGAGAATATGTCTATAATGAAACTGGAGTCAAATTATAATGGCAACTATTGACGTTTACAAGATTAAAGTCGAAGTTACTGGCGATAGAGACGTTCAAAAATTACAAAGTAGTGTAGATGATCTTACTGGTAAGTTAGACTCGGCAGCAACTGCGGCATTAGGTTTTGCGGCAGCCGCAGGTGCGGCATTTGCGGCAGTAGCCGTAGATGCATTTAAGATGGCAGATAGTCTTGTAGACGTTGCTGGTGGTGTCGGTATGGCGACATCTAAAGTATATCAATTAGCATTAGCCGCAGAAGCATCAGGTGGACAATTCGATGATGCGGCAAAACTTCTAGGTAAGTTTGGTCAGTCTATCGACATGGCTGCAAAAGGTTCAGAGATCATGCAAGATGATCTCGCTAAACTAGGCATTAGTTTAGATGATCTTAGAACACTAAGTGCAGAAGAATTATTCAATAAAGCC